AAAAATAACAGGCTTAGACAAAGTAGAAGCTGAGAAAGCAAAAGTAGAATCTGAAAAGATGGAACTTCTTAAACAACGTGATCCTAAAGACTATCACACACGTAAGAAGGAAGCTTGGGTAAATGTCATTGATATTAAAGTTAATGAAGAGAATGTTCGTAATGGGTTTTTTGAGCTCGACTGGAACAAATACTTTATTGCACAACTTGTTGAAGCAGGTTACGGTGTCGAGAATGATCCAGAAGAAGAAATTGTAGATAGATGGTTCCGTGATATTGTGTACAATATGCTAGAAGCTGAAGGAGGAGATACAACTCGTGCAGCAGGACATATTAATGTTGTTCCTATTTCTAAAGGAAGAAGCGAAGTTTCATGAAGCTTATATCTATTAAAAGTATGCACCCTACAAATGAGTTTGCACCTTCGTGGAATATTCCAATGCACTTATCTCAGTGGGAAGATTATCAAAGTATTGATAAAATTAAAAACTTTTTAATTAGTAAAGAACCTGTATTAATAGGCGAGGCTCCTAAATTATTGCTTTCTAGACCAACCGGCCGAGATAGCGTATTTGAGTATGCCGAAGAATTACCTGCAATAGATACTCTTTTAACTTTTTTAAGGGTTAGTTATATATACTTTATTCATAATACACATTGTGAGCTCCGTGATTCTTGGATCACGTCTTGGTATAACATTGGACACAAAGGGCAAAGTATAAGCGAACACTTACACGATGCTGGTGCGTCGAGTCACATAAGTGCTAATATGCATTTAGACAATTACAAAACAACAACAGATTATATTATCCCATTTGACAAAGAAAATATAAGTCCTTTTCCTAATCAAAAAGGAAATTTAATTATGTTTCCAAGTTATCTTCCCCACCGAGTAAATGAACATACTGAAGACAATCTTAGAGTTAGTCTTGCATTTGACATTACATTAGAAAAACCGAATCAGCATACATCAATTAAGTTTATGGACGATGATATTTTAAGTTCATTAGATGTTGTACGACCTAACATTCAAGAGAGAGAATAATATGAAGCTAATAGAACTTAAAAGTATGCATCCTGATAATGAGTTTGCACCCTCGTGGAATATTCCAATACATTTATCTACATGGGGAGATACTGAAAAAATTAATAATATTAAAAACTTTTTAATTGATAAAGAAAGCAAAGTGATACAGCAATTTCCTACCAAACAGGGCAGTGGAACCTACGGCGACGGCCGAACAGGTTTAGGGTTAGATAGTGTAACTTCGAAATCTGGAATGTACACAATATTCGATTTTAATAAGGAATTAAGCGACTTTAATGACTTATTAGATTTTATGAGAATTAGTTATTTAAATTTTTTATCAGAATATAAAACAGGTGTTCGTGACAGTCATATTGTTTGCTGGTTTAATGTTATTCGATCTGAACAAAGTATTGACACCCATTTTCATGGAACAGAGCATCGCTGTTATTTAAGTGGCAATATGCATTTAGATAATTATCCAACAACAACAAATTATTACATACCGTATGATCATACTCTTATACATAAGTTTCCAAATACAGCCGGAGGTTTAACAATGTTCCCAACGTACATGCCACACGGAGTAGATACATATACTGGAGAAGATGTTAGAGTCAGCGTTGCGTTTGATTTGCATACACAGATCCCTCAAGAACTTGTATCAATTCCATTTATAAATGATGAAATCTTTAACAGGTTGACATCTTCTTCTTAATGTGTTATAATATATTTAAATTAACATAACAAAAGGTTATACAAATGGCAACTTATGTACTAGTAGACACAGCTAATACTTTCTTTCGAGCTCGGCACGTAGTACGTGGTGATATTGATACTAAAGTAGGCATGGCACTACATATCACACTTAACAGTATTAAAAAGGCTTGGAAAGACTTTAACGCAGATCATGTTGTATTCTGCTTAGAAGGTCGTAGTTGGCGCAAGGACTATTACTTGCCCTACAAACGTAACAGGCAAGTTGCACGTGATAAGATGACTGTGTCCGAAGGCGAGGACGATAAAGCGTTTTGGGAGATCTTCGACGAGTTTAAGAACTTTGTTACAGACAAGACTAACTGTACTGTTATGCAACACAAGCAACTAGAAGCAGATGATCTTATTGCAGGTTGGGTACAAGCACACCCTGATGATCATTGTGTTATTATTAGTACAGACGGCGACTTTGCACAACTAGTAGGTCCTAATTGCACACAGTACAATGGTGTTGCTAACGTAACTATTACACCTAAAGGCTATTTTAACGATGACGGCTCGCCTGTTATTGAAAAGAAGACACAAGAGCGTAAGCCTGCTCCATTGCCTGACTTTATGTTGTTTGAAAAGTGTATGCGTGGCGACACTAGTGATAACGTGTTTAGTGCTTATCCTGGTGTACGCAAGAAAGGCACTAAGAATAAAGTTGGTCTTATTGAAGCATACGAAGATAAAGGTACTAAAGGTTACAACTGGAATAACATGATGCTACAACGATGGACTGATCACGAAGGTGTAGAGCATCGTGTACTAGATGATTACAACCGCAATGTTGTACTGTGTGACTTGACTGCACAACCTGCAGATATTAGAGAGATTATTGATACAACTATTGCAGAACATGCAGTACCTAAAGACATTAGTCAAGTAGGATTGCGTCTTATGAAGTTCTGTGCAAAGTGGGATATGCAACGTATTGCAGACCAGGCACAGACTTATGCAGCACCATTACAAGCGAGGTACCCAGCATGACATTAAAAGCAAAACCAGTATTGAAAGATAAGTTTTGGATTGTCGAAAATGACAGTAACGAACGCATAGGCACAATGGCATGGAACGATGATCGATATTTGTTTAGTAGCGGAATAGAAACATGCTTTTTTGACAGTAAAATAGAGATGAAGAAAAAGTTTGGTGTGGATATTATTTGGACAGAACACAGCCAGCAAGTGCAAGAAGATACTACTAAGCATAGTGTAGTGCATGGATATCCTACTAGCGTTACTCCGTATAACACAATGTATGATGTAGTACGCAAGCTTCCGTTGTTTACTAAGTCAAACAAGTCAAAAAGTGCATACTGTGCAGGCTACTACATTATTGAGTTTGAAAAAGGCTGGGTTAAGAGTTTTTGTCCTAAGCTAATTACAATCGAACGTTATAACTCTAAAGGCCCATTTAAAACAGAAATAGAGATGAGATCGGAGCTTCGTCGTGCCAAACATTGAGCCATTGAATACTATACCTTTACAACAGTTTTTAAATGCTGTAAAGGCTGCCGAAGCTGGTAGAGCTCCTAACGTTACACTAGATATGAATACAGCTAAGAACTTAGCATTTACATTAGGTATTGTAATGACTCGCTTACACGGCGATTTAGAGAAATTAGTTGCACAGTCTAAAAATAGTGACGACGAAGTCATTCAAGTTAATTTAGATGGCGGTTCTAAGTTTTAACTGCGTAGATAACTTTTAAAAAGATAAATATATGCGTAGTTAATTAAAAGGAATTACGCATATGAGTAGGCCAAAGCCAACAGTTATATTAGAAAACATCAATAATAAAACTTATAAAAGTGAACAAGTATTAGAAGCAGACGCTATCTGGGCTGTATTCTATCAAGAAAAGCCATTTAATCTTAAAAGTGCAAATGCACTTACTAATTATCCTGGTCCTAAATACAAGAAGACTAGCTTCAGTAATCCTGGGCATGCACATAATCTTGCCAAGAAACTAAACGAGCTGTTTAAATGTGAAAACTTTACTGTATATAAACTTACTTCAGGCGAAGTAGTTACCGAAGTATGAATTGGAAAGAGACATATACTAAGCTCTTTCTAAAAGAACTTGGCAAAAGTACAAACGAAACAGCCATAAAAGAGTATATGCCTCTTTGGTGGAAAAACAACAGAGATAAAAACTCAGGTGGATTGCGTCTAACAGAAGCAGGATTTGATGTACTAACCTTAATAGACTTGACAACATATGACATACCATATCCAAGAGATGTGCCGTTATCTACTCAAGTAATCATCCATCTTGATAAGTTTATTGACTGTCCGTACTACTTAACTAACCGAAGTATTGTAGTAACAAACGAAAAGAAAGCTGTCGAGCTTACACTGTTTAGTGGTGATTTGCGCAAATATGGCCTAGCAAAAGCAGTTAATAGACAAAAAAAATCCTAACCTATTGATTTGCAACAGGTTCTTTTTTTAGAAAATGGTTGACAAATTCTGTAATGGTGCTATAATATATGTATAGTTTAAATAAAGCACTAAACAAAGAGGGTACTACAAATGGATACTTCAACTCGCACAGTTAGTCCAAATGGCGCAAAGAATAGCATTAAACATGCGCTAAAAAAGCAACGTCCTATCTTCCTATGGGGACCTCCAGGCATTGGTAAATCAGAAATTGTGGCACAGATTACTGATGGCCTATCAAATTCACACTTAATTGACATCCGTTTGTCACTTTGGGAACCTACAGATATTAAAGGTATTCCATACTTCGACAGCAATTCAGGTACAATGGTGTGGGGTGCGCCAAGCGAACTTCCAAGTGCAGAATTTGCTGCACAATATGATCACATTGTACTATTCCTAGATGAAATGAACTCAGCGGCGCCAAGTGTGCAAGCGGCTGCATATCAGCTAATTCTTAATCGGCGCGTTGGCACTTACAAGCTACCAGACAATGTATCAGTTGTTGCGGCTGGCAACCGTGAAGCAGACAAAGGTGTTACATATCGAATGCCTGCTCCGTTAGCTAATCGCTTTATCCACTTAGAACTTGCTGTTAACTTTGACGACTGGTTCAACTGGGCTGTTGCTCCGGAAAACAACATTAATACTGACGTTGTAGGTTACTTAACTTTTGCAAAGAAAGACTTATACGACTTTGATCCTAAAAGTTCAACACGCTCGTTTGCAACACCTCGTACATGGTCATTTGTTAGCGAATTGCTAGACGATGACTTAGATGAAAACACCACTACTGATTTAGTGGCAGGTGCAGTCGGCGAAGGATTAGCTCTTAAGTTTATGGCACACCGTAAGGTTGCTTCGAGCATGCCTAATCCAAGTGATATCTTAGCAGGTAAAGTAAGCGAAATGAAGACTAACGAGATTAGTGCTATGTACTCATTAACTGTGTCTTTGTGCTACGAACTTAAAGAAGCATGCGACAAAGGCGACAAGAAGTTTGATGACAAAGTGAACAACTTCCTGCGATTTGCAATGGATAACTTTGACACTGAGCTAGTTGTAATGGGCATTAAGCTGGCACTTACACAGTATGGATTACCAATTGATCCAGATGAAGTAGCATGCTTTGATGAATTCCATGAACGGTACGGTAAGTATATTAAAGCTGCAAATAGCGCATAAAATATAAATTAGGAGAGTATGATGAAACTTATTTTAATATCAATGGTGCTGGTAGCATGTTTATTAGCACTAGGTGCATGTTCAACAGTAGGTGGCATGGGTAAGGATATTACCGCAACTGCTGAATGGGCTAAAGATAAAATGGTAGGCGATGAAGAAGAACAATATTAATGGTTGACATATATACTAATAAGTG